CAAGGAGTTCAGTTTTAAATCAGATGTGCAGCAATTCAAAGTTAAGCTAACAGATCAAGAAAGAGAAATTATTATCCGTACTCTCTCTGCTATTGGTCAAATAGAAGTTGCTGTGAAAACATTTTGGGCAAAATTAGGAGAAAATTTACCCCATCCTTCGTTGCAAGATTTGGGCTACGTTATGGCTAACACAGAAGTTATTCATAACAATGCTTACGAAAGATTGCTTACAGTTTTAGGCCTTGAAGAAGTATTTGAAGAGAATTTAAAGCTTGAATGGATACAAGGCAGAGTAAAGTATCTTAAAAAGTACACACATCGTTTTTACAAAGAACATAAAAAGCAATACCTATATGCTATTATTCTCTTCACTTTATTTGTAGAAAACGTTTCATTAATGAGCCAGTTTTATATTATTAACTGGTTTGCACGTAATAAAAACGTACTTAAAGACACTGACCAACAAGTTAAGTATACTCGCAACGAAGAGAACATACATGCTTTAGTTGGTATAAAAATTATCAATACCATTAGAGAAGAACATCCAGAACTTTTTGATGACGAGCTTACAGAAAGAATACTCTCTGAAGCCAAAGAAGCATACGAAAGTGAAGCTAAAATTATTGATTGGATGGTTAACGGTATCAAGGAAGATGGTTTATCAGCAGCTCACTTAAAAGAAGTAATAAAAGACCGTATAAATGAATCTCTCAAAAGTATTAACTTACCTACCGTATTTGAAACAGATGAAAAGTTACTTAAAGACACTGCATGGTTTAATGAAGAGTTGTTAGGCAATAATATGACCGACTTTTTTCATTCCCGTCCCGTTGAATATTCAAAGAAATCTCAAAGTTTCTCGGAAGACGATCTGTTTTAATCTAACCTCTATATTATAATATAATTATGTCAAACAAAGATATCTATTGGCTAAATAATGACTCACGTAAATTTCTTGCAAGAGGTTACCTATTAGAAAACGAAACCGCTGAACAGCGTATTAGAGATATTGCTGAAAAAGCAGAATACTATCTCAACTTGCCTGGATTTGCAGATAAGTTTGAAGGTTATATGCATAAAGGTTTTTATTCTTTAGCATCTCCTATTTGGGCTAACTTTGGCCGTAAGCGTGGTTTGCCAATATCTTGTTTCGGTTCTTATGTTGATGACGACATGGACGCTATTCTATACAAAATGGCAGAAGTGGGAGCAATGTCAAAATCAGGTGGTGGTACATCCGGTTACTTTGGTGCAATCAGACCGCGTGGTGCATTAATTGGTTCAGGTGGCGAATCTACCGGTGTACATCATCAGTTAACAGTATTTGAATCATTAACTGATTACATTTCACAAGGCAATGTACGTAGAGGTTCATTTGCTGCGTACCTACCAATTGACCATAAAGACATTGAAGAGTTTTTAAAGATTAGAAGTGAAGGCGATACTATTCAGAACCTTTCCATTGGCGTCTGCGTTACTGATAAGTGGTTCAAACAAATGGTTGACGGCGATAAAGAAAAACGTCGCATATGGGGATTAGTAATTAAGAAACGTTTTGAATCTGGTTACCCATATATCTTCTTTACAGATAATGCTAATAAACAAGCACCAAAAGTTTATAAAGATAAAGGTTTAAAAATACATCATAGCAATCTTTGTACAGAAATCATGTTATCTAATGGTGTTGATGAATCATTTGTATGTGATTTGTCTTCTCTAAACTTTGAAAAATGGGATGAATGGAAAGAAACTGATGCAGTAGAAACGTTAGTTTACTTCCTAGATTCAGTAATGACAGAATTCATCAATAAGACAGAAGGTATGAAATTCATGGAGCATCCAAGAAACTTTGCTATCAATCAGAGAGCTCTTGGTATTGGATCGTTAGGTTGGCATACATACCTGCAATCTAAAATGATTGCTTTTGAATCAATGGAAGCTAAACTTTTAAATACACAAATTTGGAAATTTGTACGCACTAAAGCAGATTTAGCATCTGAACAACTAGCTAAAGAGTACGGTGAGCCGCCATTACTAAAAGGTTATAACCGCCGTAACGTTACTACATTAGCAGTAGCACCTACAACATCTAGTTCATTTATATTGGGTCAAGCATCACCTTCTATTGAACCTTTAAACTCTAATTACTTCACAAAAGATTTAGCTAAGGGTAAATTTACTTATAAGAACCCTTATCTTGAAAAATTATTAGAAAGTAAAAATAAGAACACAGATGCTGTTTGGAAGTCTATACTTGTAAAAGGTGGCTCAGTGCAGCATTTAGAGTTTTTATCTTCAGTAGAAAAAGACGTGTTTAAGACTTTTGGTGAGATAAGCCAGAAAGAAATAGTAATTCAGGCAGCAGCACGTCAAAAGTACATTGATCAAGGTCAATCATTAAACTTAATGATACCGCCAAATACTAAACCAAAGGATGTTAACGACTTGTTAATCTTTGCTTGGGAGAACGGTATCAAGAGTCTTTACTATCAACGTTCTGCTAACCCGGCACAAGAATTAGCACGTTCTATTTTAACATGCTATAGTTGTGAATCATAACACTTTTTTTATTATATAATATTGTGGACGGTAGCTGTACTTGCAATAATATTACATATAGAGAAATAATTCATTTAGTAGATAAACATGATGATATTAAGTCTATAGAAGACTTACAACAATATTGTCACTGTGCTGATAGATGTTCTCGTTGTTATTCGGATATAAAAGAAATCATTGATTTATTAAGAACGGAGAAATAAATAATTTTGCGGGCACTTAATCCGCATTATTATGACTAAACTAACTACATATAAATACAATCCGATAAGCAACATTGAACGGCTTTTTCAAGAGCAATTCAATCTATTCCCGATCTTTCATGATCTGGAAGAAGTATATAGAACAGGAGACACGGTCCGTTTTTCACAAGATGAAAAAGGGATGACTGTTGATATTGACCTACCAGGGGTCAGTAAAGAAAATACAGAAATGAATGTCGATACTAACACTAGAGACATTTATATTACTGCTAAGAAAATAGTAAGAGACCAACAAGGCCAAACAACAAAGACCTTCAATAGAAGCTTTGGCATTGGTAATGAGTTTGATCTTACTAATGTGTCAGCAAAACAAGTGGACGGGGTACTGTCAGTGTTCGTACCCAGAATGAAAAAAGATACATATCTTAAGAAAGTAAGTATCGAATAAGATATTACTTCTTAGTATGCCATCTTGGGCTTGCTGTAGCACGTGCTAACCCTGTGTTCATGATTGCTGCAGCAGCCCTCACCTCTGCATTTGAATCAAATAATGTGAGGGGTAAGTTCTTAAAGATATGTGAGTGATCGTAGCACTGTACAAAGTTATCATTACTATTAGTTGTTAACGTAACAGTTGCATCAGCAGCAGTAACTGTGCCTGAACCTGCAGCAACACCCGGTAAAGTAATGTTTGCAGTAAATTGTAACCCAGTTAACAATTTACCAAATAGCTTAGTTATTTCTGTTACCTGATATTCAACAGGAGCAGTAACGTGTTGTAAGTATGTTTCACCTTCAACCGATAACCCACCACCTACAATAACGTTATAGTTAACACCTAAACTATTATCAATATAAACTTGTCTTTGACGTTTATTGCGTAATCTTAATATTTCAGCAGATATATTAATAGTCTTTGCATCAATATTAATTTCATTTTCACTACCTAAATTGATTTGTTCACCGGCAATATTGGTAATAGTACCTGTAATGTTTGTACTACCTAATGATTTTAAATTTAAACCACCAGCACCTACCATTACATTAAACCTATTACATACATTTAAAGAGTAGTTACCGCCAGGTAAGTCCTGTACATGAACATATTCAACTAATGGACTTTCTTTATAGTTAACAAAAGTACCAAACTCATCAATTAGCATTTCATTAGTTAACATCTTACCGGCACCGTCATATCTAAAGCTACCGAAATTGTTAACAGCTAATCCTATTGTTTCAACTTTATGTTTAGCAATATTAATTATTTCACTACCACCTGGTCCTAATTGAGCTTCAATAGATGCTAACGTTGACATATTAGCTTCAATTAAAGTTTGTAGTAATTGTTTATTTGGATCAGGAGTCCATACACCGTCCTGTGATGATGTACTTAACCCTGGACCACCTAATCCCCAAATTGTTTGTGAGTCTACAACGTACCTATCTGCTGCAATTAATGATCCTGGTGTAAAGATAGGTTGCGGTATAACCGGCATTGGTAATATGTCAAAAATTTCCGGTTCATTTATTAAAGAATCAGATATGCTTAATTTACCACTGCCAATTGATACTGTAGCGTATACAGCAGTTTCATTAACACAACTATAAATGTCTGTACCATCTAATGCTGGGTGCGGTGCATATTCACCAGCTTGTACTTGCATTAAACTATTTCTTTTTATTACAATATTACCTAAATGATCGGTAACGTTATCGGCAAACGTTCTTTGTATTTCAAACAACTGTTTATTGTCTTGAATAGGTGCATATGTTTGTTGCCATTGCTGAAAAAGATCTGCATTTAACTGACCAACCTTCTTATACTTGTCTCTTAAAATGTTTTCATCTAAACTCTTACCAACATACTCGTTTTTAAAACCTCTAACTGTTTCATATTGATCATTTAATACTAACTTTTGATCATTCTTAGTAGCTAATTCAATGTTAGCTTGATTGTTAAACTCTTTAAATGAACCTGAATAATGTGTAAACTTTAAATTCTCTTTTAAGTCGGTATTAACAATTTCAATGCTACCGCCTTTTTGATTTAAAACGTATTTGTTTCTATATGTTTCAACATTTACATTATAGTCAGTATTAGCACCTGTTTTGTTTTCAAACGTACCAGGGTAATCACCGCTTTCAAATATACCTGACCAATCATCAACCCCGTACACGGTAGCAAAGTAAACCGGTGATATAGGATTGCCTTCCCTAAAGAACACCCAAACGTGACTACCTACCGTTGGTACACTAAATGAACCTTTAGCTCTATTTGAATATGTGGAAGGTACATATTGATAAGCTAACGGATTGGGTCTATTAATATTATCACTTGCATTAACAAATGCATCAGTTAGTCTATAAGATTCCTGTTCATAGAAAGAACCTGGTTTGCCAGGGGTATCTGCTGCTGAATTTGTAGATTGAGAAAACGAACTATAGAAATTTGCATCAGAAATGTTAGCAAAATTGTTATAATCATTGAACCTACCACTGCCACTTTCACCGATCAAAGGTGCAGCACATTGTGCCCATGGTAATATAAGCTTCAACTCTTCTAAAATGCTTGTAACGTGTTGACTGTTTGATCCCCCTGAAAGAGCTTGTGACAGGACAGAATTAATATTAGCTCCCATAAACTTGAATGACTTGTTCGTGGAGTTATTAATCCATTGATTGTATACTGTAGGTGATATATGTGGTACAAAAACTTTTACTTTACCTGCTTGATCAGGATCGTTATTCTGTATTACTATACCAATATAATTACCGTAATATTTTTTCATATTAACAATTTAAAGATAAATTTTGTAAACTTGACATTGTTGAGTTATGTGCTGCTACTGTAGCAGAATTGCTAACTGAACTTAAAGCAAAAGATGATGCAGAAGATATTGCACTATTTGTAGCATTACCTATAAATGAATTTAATTGGTTAACATCTTCTGATAATGTTTTAGCAACACTATTAGTAATACCTGAAACACTTACACTATTAGCTGCCTGGTTAATGCTTGCTTGTAAATTTACTGTTTCGACTAACTGTGTAAAGCTATCAGATATTGAACCAATTTCACAGTTAATGAAAGCATTAACTGCTGCGTACTCTTTACTTAACAGACTAGATATGCCATTAAATTTGTTAAGAAATAACTGCGGTAAACTTTTAAATGAAGTTGATAAGCTTTGTACTTGCTTTAAACTTATAGGCAACTTGCCTGTTATTTGTCCTAAAGCATTGTTTACTACCCCGGTTACTAACGTTTTAATGCTATTTGCAGAGTTTTGAAATGCTGCATTAACATTACTAATTTGTGTTTTTAACGAAAAATTTTGCAATACAGAAGGCGTAATTGCTTGTAACTGTTTAGGTAATTGCGGCAGAACTGGGTTATTGGCTAACTTAGATAAACATGACATATTAATATTTAACACTATATTGATTTTATCAAAGTGGTATTATAATAAGATATGGATCATAAAATATTAGTTTCACATGAGTCTCCTATAACCATTTTACAGGACTCGAAGAGTTATAATGACTACGATTATGCTTTGGTGCACTTATTTACTAGTCATCCAAACTATTACGAATTTTTTAAACAGTCATTATTAGAAGGTAGACAAGTACTACTCGATAATAGTATATTTGAGTTAGGTAAAGCTTTTGATGCTGATCAATATGCTAAGTATGTGAAAGAATTAAACCCTTCGTTCTATATTGTTCCAGATGTTTTAGAGGATGGTTACGCTACGGTAAAGAGTTTTAGTGACTTTGTAGGTAAATATCCTGACTTACCAGGGCTTAAGATAGGTGCAGTGCAGGGTAGAACTTATGATGAAATTGTAGACTGTTACAAGTATATGTCTGAGTACTCAGACTATGTAGCAATTAGTTTTGACTTTTCTTACTATCTTATTTCTGGGCGTGGCAAGAATAAACTTGAAAGATGGTGTTATGGACGTCAAAAGTTAATCAAAGATCTTATTGATGACGGGATATGGAATTGGAGTAAGCCACATCACTTACTGGGATGTTCCTTAGCTAAGGAATTTAGATACTACGTTGATGAAGAGATCACTAATATTAGAAGCTGTGATACCTCTAACCCGGTAGTAGCTGGTATTAAGGGACTTAGATATAATGGAGATCTAGGATTAACAGATAAACCTTCCGTTAAGTTAGCAGAATTAATTGATCATAATGTTACTGCAGATGAGATGGAAGATATTAATCACAATACTAAATCATTTAAACAAATATTAAAACGATGATAATTGCATTTACAGGAGCTCAAAGTTCGGGTAAGAGTACTCTTCTTAATAAGATGAGAGAAGATGAGTATTTTAAAGATTGGAATTTTGAGGCTGAGATAACTAGGATGTTAAAAGAGAAGTATGCGTTAACTATTAATGAGGACGGTGATAATTTTACGCAGATGATTACTATTCATAGTCATATAGATAATTACTTGAAGAATAGGAACAAAAACTGCGTGTTAGATCGTTGCTGTATTGACGGGTTGGTGTATACGACTTATCTTTCTTATACTAAGAAGGTAGATGAAGAGTTGGGGTATTATGCTGAATATATTTGTAAGAAACTTATAGGTAAGTATGATATTATTTTTTATACTGATCCATCTATTCCGTTGGTGGATGACGGGGTGAGAAGTACTGATGTTGAATTTAGGAATAAAATAATACAGTTATTTGATTTCTTTATTGAGCATTTTAATACTGGTAATGTTGTAAAGTTATCAGGTGATGTGGAACAGAGATATAATATTATAAAGAGTGAAATTAAAAAACGAACAAAATAATTTATGAGTAATCAAGTACTAGACAATTCTAATATTAGTAAACATTTAGGTAAAACATCTGAATATAAAAATACATATGATAAAGCTTTACTTGTAAGAGAACCAAGGCAAAGTAACCGTACGTACCTAGGTATTGAAGATGCTAATTTACCTTTTATTGGCTTTGATACTTGGAATGCTTATGAGTGTTCCTTCTTACTCAATAACGGATGCCCAGTAACTGGTGTTGCAAAGATTTGTTACCCAGCTGATAGTAGGTACATTGTTGAGAGTAAGTCCATTAAACTATACTTTAATAGCTTTAATATGGAGAAGATGGGCGGTAATATGCGTGATGCTATTCTTAACTTTAAGAATACAGCAAGTGCTGATTTATCCGATTTATTAGGAACACATGCACGTGTTAGCTTCTTACCAGGCTTCTTGGTTGATAAGACAGATGTTAGTGCTCATGATTATTATGATAAAGAAATCTTTAAGACTGTTGAAAACGTGATTGATGAACAGCAGTTAATGCAGGTTAAGTTTGATACCTATACTGAAACACCTGAACTATTACAGCAAGATATTAGAGTAGTAGCTAATGAAACAGAGCAATACTTCCATTCAGGTTTACTAAAGAGTAATTGCCGTGTTACTAGTCAGCCAGACTGGGGTGATGTTTATATCTATATGAAGTCCACTTCTATAGTAGATGAAGTATCATTATTAAAGTATATAGTATCATTTAGAGATGAATGCCATTTCCACGAAGAGATATGCGAATGCATCTATAAACGTTTATCAGATATCTTTAAACCATCAGAGTTATTTGTAATGTGTTTATATGCTAGAAGAGGTGGTATAGACATTAATCCCGTAAGAGCATCTGATCAGAAACTAATGTTCAGACTAAGTAAGAACTTATACGATATCTACGGACCGCACGTGAAGACGTCAAAACAATAAGACAATAAAAACCCCGGTATCTTTTGAATACCGGGGTCGATTTTAATTCGTTTGTAACGACTAAGTTTAATCTTAGAAGTATACTGATTGTGTCGCAGGTGTGAAAGCCTGGCCCAATCCCGAGATTAGAATCACATGGTAGTAAAGATTTGCACCAAAAATGTTATCTACAACACCATAACGTGTTAATAGACCAACTCTTGGAGCAAAATCATTCTGACCGATGGTGCGTTGTACCATTACAGGAATGTAAGGGCAGTAGATGATACCTGTATCATAGAACTCTGGACCCTTGTAGCCTAATAAGGCATACTCAGGACGTGTAGTTGAAGGTACTGAGCCGTATTGACCGTTCAGATAGTTACCTTCAGTACGAGTATCGCGGTAAACGTTGAAACGTCCACCTAAATTACCTACCTTAGCAACGCCGACTGGCTGTGTATTTACATTACCTTGGACTGGTACCCATTGGAATTCAGGTAGCATTTCAAGGATTGCAGCAACGCGAGGAGTACAAACAACAAAGTTTGCAGCACCACGACGATTACGAACAGCAATACGGTTTGCTTCGATAATTAATCTTTGATAGAAGTCACGATTACGTTCTACTAACCAGCGACCGTCTGCGGAAGCTGGGGACCAAACAGAGTAACCGTTGCCAAAACCTGCGTTAAGAGCAACTTGGATCATTCTGATTAACATTTCACGGTCGATTTCTGCCTGAATTTCGTACGACATAGCGTTCGTTAATTCGGTGTCGATATCGATACCATTCATGTTCTTTAAGTCCTGTTCGAGTTCAACTGACCAGCGAGCGCCTAAACGGCGAGTACCAGCTTCAACAGCAGTCTTTTCAAACGAAACTTCGAATGTTGGAATAGCATTCGTTAATTCAAAGTTTTGTAAGAGAGCAGCAACACCGTTATCGGTACCAGCAGTTAGCCATGAAGCTAAGTTGCTATAATTGTTCGAAGCAGCTCCGGAAAGAGCAGCTGACGAAGCACCGGTGTAAGCAGTGTTTAAATACTGGTAACCAGCTTCTGTGTTAGCAGCAGCAGCTAGTACGCCAGCCTGTCCTGTTGGAGTCGTTGTACCTGAACCAGCACCGTCATTCGTGCCAAGTGTTTGGCCTGTATAACGGTAACGTAGAGCAAATGCAAGACCGACTGGACCTGCCATTGGTTGAACACCAACGATTTCATTTGTGATTAACTCGGGAAAAGTACGACGAATCATAGGAATCAAGATCTTTGGAAGACGATAGTCGCCTGTTGCGTAGGTGTCTGTACCAGGAGTACCTGATGCATAGCCTGCAGCACCAATAGAAGAAGCATTACCAAATGCACCACCGTTACCTGCAGTATTAATGCCTGTTGGTACATATCCTGGACCTGCTTCACGAATGCACCACTGCTCTTGATTTTCAAGTAGCATTGCTGTATTCAAACGAGTATGATCATCTTCAATTGCTGCAACGTTCTTTGAGGAGTAGTCCAATACTGGAGCCCACTTCTCGAGAAGAGCTGCTGCTCTTGATTCATCAATATATGCCTGTGTAGGTCTGATTGATTTATTCATTGTGTGTTAATTTCCCTTTATATATATTGTCGACCCCAAGACTCTGCTTACGCAGGCCAGGTTACTCAGGAATTAACCTTCTAGAAAGTTTTTATTAGTACTTGCTTAATTCAGTCAAGTATGGTGAAAGTGGTTTTACGTCTTCTTGTGTTTGTTCTAAAACAACACGATCAACGTTAGTACTTTCACTTAAAGCTTCTTCCTTTAAGGTCTCAAGCCTGTCATTAGACTTCTTGGCAAACAACTTTACTGTATAATCAAAGTTTTCAGAAATGAACTGAGCAGATTTGTCAGACATTACCTTTTTGATATACTTCTTTTGTTGTTCATCAAGCACTGCACTCTTTTGCTCTATTAATAAAGCAGCCTGCACTTTGTCAAGTTCAGACTTTAATTGTGCATTCTCTTGAATGACAGACTCAAGCTTTTTGGAAGCTTCACTAATTTGGTTTTTACCGTCGATAATTGCTTCTTTAATACTCTCTTTTTGTAGAGCGGCATCAACGGCTAAATGGTTACGAAGGCTTTCTAATACTGTTATTGCCTTCTTGTTACGTACAGCTTCTTTGATTTCTTCAGCAGGTATTGCTTCATCAAGGTAAGCTTCTAAGTAATCACTAATAGACTCAACAATTTGAGCCTTAAAATTCTTTGCATCTTCATTTAATGCTGTTTCGTATTTTTGGATAACGAGCTTTAATTTTTCTGCTCTATCAGCATCAATAGCTTCAACTACCTTTTCTAATTTGCTTGTATGATCTGAATCAATTGACTCTAATAGCTGTTCTAGCTTCTGGCTATAAAGTTCATCCTGTTCATTGAGTGCTTTCTCAACGTGTAAAGTAACTTTTTCCTTTACTTTGTTTTCAATAGCTTCTTGGATCTTCACCATTGATTCTTCTGATAAATTCTTGAATAGTTCGTTGTCCATATTAGAAAAGGTTATTATTATTATTTATGATCCTCTGCTTAATTTTCTTGTTAACTGCATCATTTAAATACGTGTTAGCTTTTTTATAATTTTTATCTAACATAGCAGACACGAATCTTTTAATATCTTCTTTTACTTTCATGTTATAATTTATTTATAAAGGAGATAATTGCATCCTTTAGATATTGATCTTTGTTATGACGTGGCAGAGTTCCGATCTTGTTTTGAAAATTGTCGTAAAGTTCTTCAAATGAACCATCTTTAGCTAAAACGTATTGTTTGCTTTCTAAGATACCATTTACAAAAGCTTTTGAAAAGCTTGGATCAGCAACACAATCAACAGCTACTAATCTAAAGTCTTTTACTCTAGCTTGGCCATTTGATTCAGAAACTAACTGACCTAAACCTCTTGTGCTCATACCAACTCTAACACCGTCATCAATTAATGAACGTACTATTAGACCTGTTGGTGTTGAAAGCACTTTGCTCTTACCGTAAAATACATTTCCATCTTGAGTTAGTTCAGTTACTAAATGACAAGCTCTTTCAAGATCTACATCTGCAGTAGTTGGGTGATTTAACTCACCCATTGCTCTACCTGGCTTAATCATTTCTTCTGTGTAACGCTTAGCTTCAAGTCTCATTTCATCTAAGCTATAAATTCGTTTGTTCCTATTAACCCCCTCAGCCATCATATATGGACCTTTAATGAAGAAGGTGCGTGGTTGATTAGCATTCTTTTCCTCAACGATATATTCATAATCGTTGTTGTTGGATGGTGTTTCAACAATTAGTTTAAAACTCATTTAATAATATTTATTGTTTTCTTCTCACTTTCAATTGATACCTAACTCTTTTTCTGTTAAGATTATAAACTCACACCCTTTGGTTTTTGCCCATTTTTTAGCAGCCTCCCACTTGGCCTGGTTAGTAATCCAAGTGGTTTGCTCATACAATACTGTAGATTTCTTTTTTCTGTTGTTATCGATGGGTTTATCAACTTGCTTGCTTGGTTTTATCTCCACTAAAAACTTCTTTTTATTTCCATTTTTATCTTTAAAAATTATAAAGCTATCAACAAAGTATCTGTGCACTTTCCCGTCCAACGGATTAATATACGGAATAATTATGTTTTCACTACCCCACTGTACTATGTTTTCATTGGCATCTGCCCATCTGAAAAACTTAAGTTCCCATCCAGATCTGAATATGGGGTGAGAAGTACCCATGTACTTGTTATGATTAGTAGGTTTAAAGATACCTTGTCTGTATTCCATTACATGTTATAAAGCGGTTTAATAACTTCCGCTTCTGTTTTAGTACCGTTCTTTAACCCTTCAATATCCATCATCAAGTTCTTTCTCTGTTCTACATCTAACTTAGAGTCATTTACAGCATGTTTAGCGTCTTCAAACTTTCTAGCTCTAATAAGTTTTATAACCTTTATTAGTTCTGGTGATTGTTTTTGCTTTAACACTGTACTACCTCTCTTTAATGACATAGACTTTTGCGTCTTACCAACAACAAAGTTAAATGTTCTCTCCGGACTACCTGCAAGATCATTTTTAGCAACCGTATTAATAACATTATTGTATATGTTGCATATATGATATGCTGGGTCGCTACCTTGTTTTTCATCAAACATTACCAATTTTGATAATGGTTCAAACTCTGTTTTACCTCTAAAAATATCTTTTAAGAAAGCAACAGCTGCTCTTTCTTCTGGTCCTTGACCTGCTACATCTAAATCTTCTAATGATTTAAATTCACCTCTACCTTCTTGTTCAATTCTCTTTGCAAAGTTTATAGATCCTTCCTTTACT